AGCCAGAGCCAGAGCCAGAGCCAGAAAAACCGAAAGAGAACCTCAGCCACTCCCGTTTGATGCAGGAGGGGAATTACACTACACAGATCCAGAAGAATAAAACCGAGGGAGAGGTTATGGGTGTCCCCGTAAATGAGATGCCGAGGTTCAATAAGTTTGAGGACGATGGAACCGAACATAAAGATCAGATAAATAAAACCCCAGAGGTTGATCTAACGGAAAGACGGCGTGAGCCATACAAAGACATTGAGCAAACATGTACCCGCTGTAATAAGTCTATTAAGACACATCCCCAACACCATAGAGAATTTTTCATTTGTGACCGATGCCTAAAAAGATAACTAAAAAACTAGAAGACCTTGCGGCAGAGAGAGCTGTACTAGCAGCCCTCTGTCAATATGGACTGGACGCATATCTCGAAATAGACTTTATCAGCTCGCGAACTTTTACAGATCCCGCGAATCAGTTGATATTTGACTGTATCTATGCCTCTATTGCGGAAAACACTCAGGTGGAGCTGTCATCCATCCTGTCGTCTGCTAATGATTTGGGCGTGTATGACCAAATCAACAACAAAGAGGAAATTGGGTTCATTAGATCCCTGTTCAATTTTCCTATTCACAAGGAAAACATCGGCACTCACGCCGCAAAAATAGCAAAACTCAGATTGGCGAGGGATCTCCAAAAGACACTGAAGGCTTGCGAGAACGAATTAAACTCCGTGACGGGCGAAGAAGATGTCATGGATCTCGTTGCAAAGATCGAAGAGCCTTTGCTAGAGGCTACCGGCGACATATATCAGTCGTCTCGGAAAAAGGCCGAGATTCTTGGCGAGGGGGTTCAGGATTATGTTCAATATCTGTCTGAAAATGTATCCGACTTTGTTGGTATTCCAAGTGGCTTTGCTAGGTTTGATCAAGCTATTGGTGGCGGCCTGAGAAGAAAATGCGTCGATCTTGTTGCTGCGAGACCAAAGGTCGGTAAATCTATGTTTGGTGACGCCGTAGCGATGCATGTTTCGGGAGAGCTGGATATTCCGGTATTAATGCTGGACACCGAGATGTCTAAGGAGGATCACTACAATCGCATCTTGGCGAACCTCTCGGGAGTTGAGATAAACAAGATTGCCACTGGACGCTTTTCTGAAAACGAAATAGAGAAGGAAAAAGTATTCGCCGCCGCCGAGAAGCTGGAGTCCATCCCATATCACTATATCAGTATTGCTGGCGAGTCATTTGAAAACATACTGAGCCAAATGCGAAAATGGATATATCAGCATGTTGGTTTTGACGAAGATGGACAAACTAAAGAATGTTTAATAGTTTATGACTACTTGAAGTTGATGGGGTCTGAGGGTATCAGCTCTTCCATGCAAGAATATCAGGTATTAGGGTTTCAGATTACGAAGCTTCATAACTTTATGGTAAAGTATGACGTTCCGTGTCTGGCGTTCGTCCAGCTCAACAGAGATGGAATCACTAGGGAGTCTACGGACACGGTTTCTGGGTCAGATAGGCTTATTTGGTTATGCACAAGCTTTTCTATCTTCAAGATGAAATCGGATGAAGAGGTTGCGACAGACGGCGTTGACAATGGAAACAGGAAGTTGGTTCCGGTTGTCGCTCGCCACGGCGAAGGATTAGACGACGGTGACTACGTTTGCATGAAAATGCACGGCAGATTTGGACGCATAGAAGAGGGGGAGACTAGAAACGAAATCCATGAAAACGGAAGAAATAGACAAGAAGGCTTTGAAACCGATGAGGATATTGACGAAGAATCAGATCTCGGCAATCTGTAATGAGATGTTCCCTAAGTTGTCATCACTGATGGCCTACTTTGACATAGAATACGTGGAATATCCCAATCGGCTCGCCTTCCCGTGTCCTGTTCACGGGGGCGATAATCCAGAGGGATGCTGCATCTTTACGGATGGCATGACTCAAAAGGGGAATTGGTCTTGCTGGACACATCACTGTGAGGAAGAGTTTGCAAACAACCTCTTTGGTTTCGTTCGGGGTTGCTTGTCCCAAAGGAGAGACAAGAACATCTCTATGAACGAGGCGGCAGCCTTCTGTTCCAATTTCTTGGAAAAGGATATTGAAGATTTAAACCTCGATGCAGATTACAAAAATAATTTTAAAGTAATTGATATTTTTAGCAGGAAGATTGAAAGATCTGATCCGATAATAACAAGAGAAGAAATTAGGTCAAAAATAGAGATACCAGCCGAGTATTACGTGGGTCGCGGATTCCTACCAGAAACCCTCGACAGCTTTGATGTGGGAACGTGTTCGGCAAAAAATCAGCCAATGTCGGGAAGAGTGGTTGTCCCAATCTACGATGAAGGCTATAATTACATAGGATGTGTGGGAAGAGCAATTAGCGAACACTCTAAACCAAAGTGGCTACACAGCCGTGGCTTCAGAAAGTCAATACTATACGGACTAAATGTGGCCAAAGATGAGATACTCCGAACGCAAACTGCGATTCTCGTTGAGGGACAGGGGGATGTTTGGAGGATGCATGAGGCAGCTTTTAAAAACACTGTTGGTATTTTTGGATCTAGTATTAATGATGACCAACTAATGTTGCTGGAATCTAGCGGTGCACTTGATCTCATTATTCTTACCGACTCAGACGAAGCAGGCGACAAGGCTTTTGAACAAATTGTTAAAAAATGTGGCCGGAGATTCAACTATTTTCGCCCATCAATCTCCCACAAAGACGTTGGGGATATGTCTGTGGAACAAATCAAAGAAGAACTATCTCCCCAACTGAAAGGAATAACTCATGAACAGTAGAATTTTAGCCTTTTCTGGAAGTAAGCAGTCTGGCAAGAGTACATGCTGTAACTTTCTTCACGGCTACCAACTGAGATGTCAAGGCATTATTGACAACTTTGCAATTACCGGAGAAGGGCAGTTAGTGGTAACTACAAACGTTATCAATGAGAGCGGCGAAGAGGAGGTTGGTGACGCCCTTCTTGACGTTTCCAGAACAGACCTAGAGTTTGCCGAATGGGCCATGTATAGCATGTGGCCGTTTGTCAAGAAATACTCTTTCGCCTCCCCCCTCAAGGAAATTGCAACTGGACTTTTTGGACTAAGACCAGAGCAATGTTACGGGACAGACGAAGAAAAGAACACATTGACAAACATACGATGGGGAGACCTTCCCACCCCAAACAAGAAATCGAAGAACAAGAAGATGACAGCCAGAGAATTTCTACAGTACTTTGGGACTGATGTATGCAGGTCCATGTACGAAAACATCTGGGTGGACAGATGCATTGCGGATATCCAATTTGAAGGCCCTCTCGTTGCAATCGTTGATGATTGCCGTTTTCCAAACGAAGCCGATGCTATACAGAACGCCGGAGGTAAAGTTATTCGCCTCGCCAGATCGCCACACAAGGATTCACACAGTAGTGAATCAGCTCTGGACAAATGGGACAACTTTGACGCCGTAATCGATAATCAGAAAATGACTATTGAGGAATCTGCCAAAGAGGTGATAAGCCTTCTTGATTCGTGGGGTTGGTTAGGAAAAGAAATCACTGCCACAGAAGCCAAGGCACAGTGGGAGCCGGAGCAAACGCCGCCTGAGCCAAAACTTGTGGGCGGTATCCACACCATTAAGGAGAAAGATACAGAATGATCGTAACATACCTCAGAAGCTCGTCCTACAATAACTATGATTACTGTCAGATGCAGTATTTCATCACGTATGTTTTGGGTCACCAATCAACCTCTGGAAAAAAGGCTCAACTCGGAACCATAGTACATAAGGTTATGGAGTGCCTATCCGCGTGCAAAAAGAAACTACAGGACAGTCCTGATAAAAAGAGTCTCTACATCAACGACGACGCAATAGGCAAGGTTAACTTTACTCCTCGCAGCCTATTTACTAAAACTTTTGTGTCCAAGCTTATCACAAGAAGCTACGAGTACTACACAGAGAACTGCACACATAAGTATACTGGGGCGGATGTCAAGTTTTGCAGAGAGTCTACCGAGGCCGCATTGACCTACAATGATGGACAATTCGATCCCAGAAAACGAGATGTTGTGGCTGCGGAACCACAGTTTGATATAACGATTGATGAACCTTGGGCTAAATACGAATATAAAACGGCTGACGGCAAGAAGATGGAAGGTCAACTAGCTATAAAAGGCACAATCGACTTGGTGACTCAGGTTTCGGATAATACTATCGAGGTTATCGACTGGAAAACCGGTAGAAGACTGAACTGGGCTACGGGAGAAGAAAAAACTTACGAGAAACTACTTGACGATCCGCAATTGTTACTGTATAATTATGCTATATCAAAATTGTACCCAAACTACGATCAGGCTATTATGTCGATCTTCTATATAAAAGACGGCGGCCCTTTTAGTATGTGTTTTGACAAGTCTGATCAGGATAAGTTTTTAGGAATGCTGGAAAAAAGATTTAAGCAGATACAGCGGAACGATTTTCCGATGCCGTGCTCTAGAAACAGATCCAGCTTCAAGTGTACCAAACTTTGCGACTTCTATAAAAAGAACTGGCCGGATACCAGCATATCTATGTGTGAACATGTTGAAGAAAACCTAAAGGCTTTTGGCCATGATGCCACGGTTGAGCAGTGTAAACGAGAGGGGTTTGAGATAGACTACTATGAAGCACCCGGATAAAATGACAAAAGAAGAAGTAGAAGAGGCTCTTTACGAGTTAATAGATGAAGGATTAGTCGAGGCACACGCCATAGACGAAGATGGAAATTTTGCATACCGACTAACACAGTTCGGAAAAGATGTTGGAAAAAAACTTAAAAACCGGAGACCAGATGATGAAGAATGAATATATGATGGGTAATCTTATCTCTTTAACAACACTTTCCTCGGGTGCTGGATTGGCCTATCTGTCCAATCCTGCGTGGCCGTGGTTTTTGGCGGCGGGATTCGTAGCATTTTGGACGACTATAGGTGCACAAATTAGAAACAATGATAGAAATTAAAATCACAGAACAGATGAAGAAGCGAGCTTGGAGAAAGGCTCGCGAGATGGGCGAGATCAACAATTCGATCACCAAAGGCGACGGAAACATTGCGGGCTTTTTAGGGGAGCAGGTCGCTAACGAGGTGATCAAAGGTGATGTCACCAACACCTACAACTACGACATACTCAAGGACGGCATCAGATATGATGTCAAGACAAAAAGGTGCACCAGCGAACCCAAGCGTTATTATGAATGCTCTATAGCCTCCCTGCAAATAAAACAAGATTGTGACATGTATGCGTTTGTTAGGATAGAAAATATCAAGGGCCGATGGGGAAGAGCGTGGGTTCTTGGCTTTTATGAAAAGCACGAATATTTTGAGGACGCTCGTTTCTTAAAAAAGGGCCAAATAGACGGAGACAATAACTTTAGGGTTAAGGCCGACTGTTACAACGTCCCCATCGGTGACTTAAAGAAATTATGATTAAAAGAACCCACAAGAGCCATATTCTCCAAGTGCTGAGAGACAACAACACATGGGAAATATTAGATTTGGGATGTGGTCGATTCGCTTGGGAAGAGGCACAAACCCTTTCTGATATGGTCGATCACACGGATCTATATCCAGAAAAACGTTTTGTTCAGTCGGACGCGGCTAATACCCCTTTTGATGACAAGCGGTTCGATTTTGTTATAGCTAGCCACATAGCCGAACATATGCATGATCTAGATAAATTTTTAACGGAGTTGTCTAGGATTGCAAAGCGTGGCTACATAGAAGTTCCTCTTCCTTTGTTCGATAACTTCACGTATGGAAACAGGGAGGAGCACGTTTGGTGGATGAACTTTGATGACGTAAATATGAAGCTAATTGCCGAACCCAAGGCGATAGCAATACAGGCTAGAATTATGCCCGCCGAGCTGCCAATGTTAGAAGAATTTTTTAGACCTAGTATGGCACTAGAGTTATATTGGGAAGATAATATTGAGTGGAGTATTCGAGAAAGAAGGATTCATGACATAATGGATCTATGGCCAGAACCGCACTCGAACTACCACAAACCAGAAGGATCGCACAGTAAATGAATTCAAATTGGACACCATTGAATTGCAAGACTCACTACAGCCTACAGCAAGCCTTTTGCAAGAGTGGAGCTTTGGCACAACAGTGCAGCTCTTATGGATACACGGCGTGCGGAATAGCGGATATTAAGACGCTTTCTGGGGCCGTTAATTTTCATCAAGAGTGCAGGAAGCGTGGAATCAAGCCCATCATAGGCTGCGACTTCGAGGACTACCTGCTGTTTGCCAAAAACAAGAGGGGATGGATGGATCTAATCAAATACGTATCCAGCCAAAACCTAACTGTGTTAAAAGGCATTGCGGAGCAGGGTGATGTTATATGCGTCTCTCCAGACTCGAACGGCTTCAAAAAACTATTCAAAACAAATCATTTTCAATATGATTACAACAACCACAAGGTATACTATGTGACCGAGGACGAGGCGGATTGTCACAGGGTTCTTCTATGTTCGGGCATGAAAACCACATTAAAAAAGGTTGATACGCTTATAAAGAATAGGCAAGAAGTTGACAATGAGGAATTTTTTACATCTGATGGCTTTCATTTGCCGTCTCCTTCCGAGTCCGAATCTTACAAAGAAGTAGATATAGTCAACCAGATAGCGTCTCTCTGCGAGGATTACGAGGTTGCCGACAAGCCAATGTTGCCAGCTTTTGAATGTCCTGAAGAAATGGATGAAGACGAATACTTAACAGACCTATGTAGAGAGGGGTGGCGGCAAAGACTGCTTCCAAGCGGTAGGGTAGACAACGAAGAGGATAGAGACATATATGCCGACAGAATACGTCGCGAGCTGAAAGTCATACTCAAAGCTAACCTTGCCGGATATTTCCTTATTGTTCAGGATATCGTAAACTTCGTCAAAAAACAGGGTTGGCTAGCAGGACCGGGGAGAGGGTCGGCTGCTGGATGCCTTGTATCCTATCTACTCAACATTACTGACGTTGATCCCATAGAATACGACCTGTTGTTTGAGAGGTTCTACAACGAGGGAAGGAACACAGAAGATTATGTTTCGCTACCGGATATCGATATGGACGTACCGGCAGAACACCGAGACGAGGTAATTGATTATATCAAACAAAAATATGGAGAACCGAATGTCGCACAGATGATCACGTTTGGCAGACTTCAGGGGCGTGCTGCGATCAAAGAGGTGTTGAGAGCGAATGACGCTGTGTCATTTGCGGAGATGAATGCGATAACAGAGAGTATCCCCGATGAGGCTAAGATCTCTGATCAGCTTGAGCTTATGGACGACAAGTCTATCATAAAGTGGACACTTGAAAATGAACCAGAAAGCTTAAAAAACTGGTGCCTACTGGATGACGAAGGAAATCTAGATGGGCCGCTTTCACATTTGTTTGAGCAAGCAATAAAAATAGAGGGAACCAATAAATCGCAAGGAAAGCACCCAGCGGGTGTGATTATTTCAAAACACAAGCTGGCAGATGTATGTCCGATGACTAAAGATAAATCGGGAGATACTGTCGCCGCCTTTGACATGGGGGATCTAGAGATTCAGGGCCATGTGAAGTTTGATGTTCTAGGTATTGACTTATTATCAAAAATAATGGAGATTTCGAGTGATGATTAGTGCTAGTAGAGAAGAGTATAAGTCTGTTGTTTACTCTGGATGTTCAATCGATAGCAATGGTGTGTCGGTGTGCAACCTAGAGGACTACTTAAGAACCAAGGTCGGTGTGCCACGGGCCAAGTATCAGGTATGGTGTGACAGACTCAGATTTCACGCTCTTTTCCACACTTTGGATGAGGCAATTGATAAATTTATGGAATTAAGATCGGAGAGATAGATATGAATTATAGAGACATAATTGTTTTTGACTTCGAGACGGGGGGCAGAAATCCGCATAAGTGTCAGCCAACACAAATCGCTGCTGTCGCTATTCATGCTCGAAAACTCACTTTGCAACCGGGTGGAGTGTTCAATAGCGAAATACGACCAATTCTCAATGACGAAAAGGCTATTGCTGCTGGTTTTGATCCTGTAGAAGACGAGGCACTGGAGGTGACTGGAAAGACGAGGGCGAAGCTTGCTAGGGCACCGCTTCCCAAGACGGTTTGGAAAAAATTCGCACAGTTTTGCGACAAGTATAACTTCAAGAAGACGAGTTACTATGCTCCAATCGCCGCTGGCTATAATATCAATGGTTATGATATGCCTATCGTCGAACGCATGTGCCAGATGTATGGCCCGATTGATGAAAAGAGAGGTCGTCAAAAACTATTCAATCCTATCTTTACAATGGATCTGATGCAGCATGTTTACTGTTGGTTTGAAAACAATGCCGACGTTAAAGGTTACAGCATGGATTATATGCGTGATTACTTCGGTATGTCCAAAGAGAATGCTCATGACGCTTTACAGGACGTAAAAGATACTGCTAATATTCTTATTAAGTTTTTGAAGATGCAGAGGAATCTATCTAAGAAGATTAAATTTGAGAAGGCGTTTGCCAAGGGCGAAATGTATGTCGTTTAATATTAATGATTTTGAAGATCCTGCGGTGTGGGATTTAATTTGCGATGGGAACACCAAAGGGGTTTTTCAACTAGAGTCCAGTCTGGGAAAACACTGGGCCAAAGAGGTGAAGCCAAGGAACGTTAAGGAGTTGGCGGCACTTATCAGCCTCATTCGACCGGGATGTCTTAAGGCCAAAGACTCGGACGGAAAAAGTATGACGCAGGTATACGCGGATAGAAAGGCTGGCAAGCCAAACAGCCCTGTGGAGTACCTACATGAATCCCTAGAGCCTATTCTTAAAGAAACTTACGGGGTGCTTGTATACCAAGAGCAGTCCATGAAGATCGCTCAGGTGCTGGCTGGTTTTGACCTCAAGGAAGCCGACGCTCTAAGAAAAGCCATTGGTAAAAAGAAGGCCGATCTAATGGAGAAAGTAAAGAAAACTTTTCTAAAGGGAACTGAGAAGAAGGGTATCATTACCAACGAGGTAGCAGAGGAACTTTTCTCTTGGATCGAGAAATCCAACAGATACGCTTTCAACAAATCTCACGCCGTGTCATATGCCCTGAACGCCTATTGGTCGGCATACTGTAAGACATACAGGCTTAAGAAGTTCTATGAAAAGTATCTCAATAGGTCTGATAAGAAACCGAAGCCGGATATAGAGAAAAAACAGCTTATCATGGACGCCAAGATGTCAGACATCGAGGTGTTGCCACCAAGACTACAACATCTTTATACTGATTTTACACGCAGTAGAGACAAAGACGTTATCTATTTTGGACTTAGGCACATCAAAAATGTTGGCGTCAAGGAATGTGAAAAGCTGGAAGAGCTTGTAAAAACCACCGACATTACGAAATATGGTTGGATAGATTGTCTAGTCAAGATAATTTATCAACTAAATCTTAACAAGAGATCTGTTATTTCCCTGATTTCCGTGGGGGCTTTTAATGGCGAAAACAACACAACTAGCAGACAACAGATGTTATACGAGTTTGATAGCTGGAAACAACTTTCAGCACGAGAACAAAAAGCTATAGCCGATAACCACTGCGGTGAAAACCCAGCTCTGTTTGCCGACAGTTTGGCTGACTGCATTGGGCACATGTTCAACACCATTAAAGTCAATTCGAGGAGAATGACAACAGTTGTAGACATTCAGAACTCATTAAAAAGTCCTTTCTATGATTTAAACGACAGAGCTAGCACAATTGCTATAGATGAAGAGAAGTATATGAGCTGCTCTTTAACATGCGATAAAATTGATGGAATAGAGCTAAACATAGTCACTTCTATGTGCAAAGACATAGCAAATGGGACGATAACAGGTAAAGCAAATCTCGCAGCCCAAATTGTATCGGTCAGAACTTATAAAACGAAGCGTGGCAAGAACCCCGGCCAGTTGATGGCGTTCTTATGTGCTGAGGATGGCAGCGGTTCTATTGACTCAATTACCGTGTTTCCAGAGTGTTATGAAGAGCATAGGGATTTGCTTGTTGAAGGTAATACAGTATTGATGATTGGTGAGACTTCTAAAAGAGATAAAACATCCCTAATAGTCAACCAAGTGTCGCAGATTTGAAAGGACACAATGAACAAATGTCATTTTCTAGGAAAGGTCGCTGACGATCCAGATGTGAGTCTTGAGAATGGGGTGTCGGTCGTTAGGTTCACTCTAGAGATAGAGGAGTACCGACGAGGAAAAGATGGGGAAAAAATAAGATCTTTTACATACTTAGATTTTGAGGCGTGGGACACAGCGGCACAAGCCATAGAAAAATACTCCTACGACGGATGTATGATGGCAGTTGAAGCTATAGCAAGAAATGACGCTGAGTCTGAAAATGAAGACGGCGTTATCTTCAGGGTGACAAGCTTTAAGATTCTACATTGATTGGGAGTTTGATGAGAAAAAAGAAGGTCTTGTTTGTTTCAGAAGCCTCTTGGAAGAATACGGGATACGCCGTCTACACAAGAGAGGTTCTGAACAGGTTATCTCAAATCCAAGATTTACAGGTTGCGGAGTTAGCCTGTTACGCTAGTGTTAACAACACTGAGATCCAAACGACGCCTTGGAAGGTCTATCCCAATAGACCGACTAACGATTCTCCAGAGTTTGAATCGTACAAGGGGACTCCCACGAAGGTATTTGGGGAGCAAACGTTCAATAGCGTCTTGCTGGACTTTAAGCCGGATATTGTGATGGATATCCGTGACTGGTGGATGTTTGAATATCAACAACGATCACCATTTCGCGATTTGTTCCACTGGGCCATAATGCCAACCGTGGACGCAACGCCGCAGCACCCCCAGTGGATTAATACTTTTCAGTCCGCTGATTCAGTCTTCGCATATTCTGAATTTGGCAGAGACGTAATGATGGAACAGTGCGACAACCTCAACTTCGTTGATGTTGCGTCCCCCGCAGCGAGCGAAGCTTTCTGTCCCGTTGATAGCAAAGCTGCCCACAAAGAGTCAATGGGCATACACCCCGACTCTATCATAATTGGGACAGTGATGAGAAACCAACGCAGGAAACTCTATCCCGACCTCTTCAAAGCCTTCAGGCAACTCTTAGACGAAACCAAAAATCCGAATTTGTTCCTTTACTGCCACAAGTACTATCCAGACATTGGATGGGAAACTCCGCAGCTCTTAGATAGGTTTGGACTTAGCAACAGGGTTCTGTTTTCCTACAAGTGTGCAGATTGTAAAACACTTCAAGCGGATTTCTTTCAGGACTCCGTGGGATATTGTGAGAGATGTAAAAAACTTAAGAGACAGATGGTTGGGTTAGAAAACCCAGTCGATGAACATGGGCTAAACAAGGTCTATAACCTATTTGACATTTATGTCCAGTATGCTAACAGCGAGGGCTTTGGGATGCCTCAGCTAGAGGCGGCCTACGCTGGTGTACCCGTCGTATCGACATACTATTCCGCGATGGAATCGGTTGTAGACAATATAGGTGGCATTGGTATTGATCCGTTGTCGTACTCTATGGAGTGCGAAACGGGGTGCTATAGGGCAATTCCAAACAACGACAAGTTTGTAGAGACCTTAAAGTCGCTAGTCTCTCGCCGCGAGAACTTGAGAAACATGGGCTTGGAAGTATCCCGAACAGCGAGAGAGCACTATAGCTGGGATAAAACCGCAGACATCTGGGCAAAGCACCTAATGTCTATACCTATGAAAGATCTCAGCGAAACATGGCACTCTCCGCCACAGATACATCAGCCAGCATCGCATTTGCCTGATAATATTATAGACTTAGCAGATAAGGTGAACTTTATATTCACTGACATACTACACAAGCCAGAATGGATTGGCAATTACCTGTGGGCAAAAATAATGCGAGACTGCACGTTTAAGTACCGAGTCCACAATAAGGATGACGATTTTTATTTCAACGAGAACCATCTTCCGTCAATGGACAAGTACCAGCCCTTTAGTTTTGAACAAGCTTGCAGCGAAATGGTACACTTTAGAAATCAAATCAATGAATGGGAGATGTTAAGGGGGCAGTTAGGATGAACAATAGGCGTCATTTTGCACTCAACGGACTCGCTCAACCTACAGGCGATATAAAATACTCATTTGACTTTGGACAATTTAGTCAAGATTATTGTGTCAATATGGTACTAGACATAGATAACGGCTTCTTCTTGGACATAGGGGCTGGCGTCAGTTCCCTTGACCCCAAGGGCGTTTTGATAAGCACAATGAGTAACACCTACGGATTAGAGAGATTTAGAGAGTGGGACGGAATAGCGATAGACTACGACGAGATATATATCGAGGAAGCCAAGAGGTTTCGTTCCTGCACAATGGTTTGCGAAGACCTAACAAAAACCAACATCAACGACATTCTAGAGAGCCACAACGCTCCCAAGAAAATGGACTACCTTTCTTTTGATGTGGATGATGCACAAGAGCGAGTTTTCAGCGATATGGATTTTTCTACATATAGCTTCCGAATGATAACGTTTGAACATAACAGACATCTATGTTTTGAAGACAGTCGATGGCAAGAACTGTATGAAAGCTCTAGAGACAAATTTCAATCTCTGGGATACAAAGTACTTTTTGGAAACGTTGGACTCTATCCGAATCAGCCTGTAGAGGATTGGTACGTTGATCAGGAGACGTTTGACAAATATGAAAGTATATCATCTGAGAACCTAACCACAAGCCAGATCAGGAACGTGTTACAAAGATGAAAGTATTATACATAGGAAACTACAGGGACGGTACTGGATGGGCAAACGCTTGTGCTGGCAATATACTAGCACTAGACGCTGCTGGCATTGAGGTGGTTCCTAGGGCGATTGGCTTTGAAAGAGATGACAGGGAATACCCCGAGAGGATACGAGAGCTGGAACAAAAGCACAAGGACCGTAGTAGTAACTGTGACTGCGACGTGGTTATTCAACACACCCTCCCCCACCTATACTGTTACGACTCTAGCTATAATAAAAACATTGGGTTTTGCGACACAGAATCTCACGACTTCTCAACAACAGGATGGCAATACTCAATAAACATGATGGACGAACTGTGGGTTCCCAGTCAACAAAATGTTGACGCGGCGAGGCGTAGCGGTGTAACAATTCCTATAAACATAGTCCCACATTCTATAAATGTTTCAGAATATATAGCGACACATGAACCTGCGGAAAAAATTCAAGAGATGGAAAACTGCTTTACATTTGGTTTCGTTGGGGAATTTGTAGAAAGAAAGAATGTCAAAGCTCTTATTCAAGCCTTTCATATTGAGTTCGATCCTAGAGAGCCGGTAAACCTTTTCATAAAGACCTCTCGGGCACCATTAGAAACAATTCAAGGATATTGTACGCAGGTCAAAAAGGGACTAAAGATACGCAACAACTACAAAGAGGAGATAGTTGTGGCGGGCATGATGCCGAAAAAGGATTACATTTCGGTTCTTAATCAGGTTGATTGCTTTGTTATGCCTAGTCGTGGGGAAGCCTTTTGCATACCAGCATTAGAAGCTATGGTGCTCGGTATTCCGTCGATCTATACAGAAGGAATAGGGATGGACTTTTGTGTCGGCAAGGCGGTTGAATCTAGACTAGTCCCATGCTTCGGGGCCGTGGACACATTACCAGATCTTGACACAGCGTCGACACTATGGTCCGAGATAGATATTTTAAAGTTGTCAAAAGCTATGCGAGAGATATATAATGAATATAGTTCAACGGAACACTCGCCGTATCGCATGGATTGTATTTCATGTGCCAGTCAGTTTGATCACAGTCATGTTGGGACACATATGAAGGAGTTGTTGAGTGACAGCTAACGCTACCAGAAGGTCCGTCAGATCTCTAATGAAAAAGGTTGAGCGTGGAGACAAGCTCAATATCCTCACGTTTGCTACCCACGAGAGATATGAAGAGAACTTGTGCAAAACAGGCCACGAGTTCTATTCGCTCAAATACGGCAAGCAATGGGACTCGTCGTATGCAGAAGTACCTAGCAACTACCACATTATTGAAAAATTGCCAGACTATGTAGATTTCGACTTGGTGCTCTCTCACACAAGCTGCGACAGAATACACGTCGCCCATGACTTACTGTCGGAAACACGCAGGTCTCACTCTAACAAGTTGTCAATCCCTATCCTACGACATACACACGTTCTACCTGACGTAAGATTTGATACAGAAGAACAAATACAGACATACCAAATGATACCAGTCGATCACACATCGTTTATTTCGGGTTTTAACAGAGACGCATGGGGATTCACTCCGCATAACGCTAGTGTTGTAGAGCATGGAATAGATACAGATTTTTGGCTGCTGCCTGAACAAGACAGAAATAATGTTTGCCTTTCTGTTGTAAACGACTGGGCTAATCGAGATTGGTGTTGTGGTTTTAATTTGTGGAGGAATACAACACAGGGTTTGCCCGTTGACGTGTGGGGAAACAGCCCCGGTCTGTCTAGTGCGGCTGAGTCTATCGAACATCTGAGGGAAATCTATAATAGTTCAAGTATATTTTATAACACATCTATTCATTCGCCTGTGCCAACGGTGCTTATGGAGGCTATGGCGTGCGGGTGTGCAATTGTCTCTACCGCCACCTGCATGATTCCAGAGATAATTGAGCACGGCAAAAATGGGCTAATCTCCAATGACCCCAAAGAACTTAGATCGTTTCTAGAGATGTTGCTCAACAAGCCGGAACTCGCTAGAAAGCTGGGCAACGCAGCTAGGGAAACAATATGCGAAAAATATGGAATACAACGATTTATTGATAGTTGGAATAATCTTTTTTACAGTACAGTTGAAAATTATACGGACGTAATGGAGGTCTCTAATGAGAGTATATCTCAGCCAGTCTGATCCCGAAGATGGGTCTTTTGAGTATTTTAGCAACGTTGCTACCTTCACCAGAGGTGTTATGGACAGCGAGGCTTCCCACATTGTCTGCGACCGCTTTTTGTCTTCTTTTTCTCACGACGACGTAGCAGCCGTGTCTAAACTAATCTTTCAAAAGATGCGGATTGGATGTGAGCTAGTTATCATTGAGCCGGATTTTTATTTAATATCCAAACACATATTCGATGAGTCGGCCTCTGTTAATGACATTAACCCAATAGTATTCAAATCCAATGCCATCAAGTCTCTCCTAACTATGGATGCGGTAACGGAGCTTATTATTGATCCCAGCTTGGAAGTCACCTCTAAGCACTTTGATGAGGCGTTGTGTTTGTCTATCGTTAAAATCAGGAGAAACCAATGAGCAAAATACAAACCGCCTGTAAGGGCTGCGTCTTTGTTGAAAAACAAGGGGGGCAGAAGGGACAGCAAACAGGATGCACTCTGGGCCGACATGACAAACTTGGCATAGAACAGACCGATGATAACGGACATTTTGTTCTTGAGAGATTTTGCAACACCTATCGTCCAGACCAATGGACCCAAGACCTCAGCCTAGAAGAAGCCCTTGCTCCAGAGAAGACTGTCTTGGAGGAAGTCTTTCCGCGTATTGGATTCTTTGTGCGGCTAGAAACCTCCGAAGATTCGGGAGAAGGTTTAGCGATCAAGTCTTTAATAAAGACCATCGAGAGCATCAATAATATCGAAGGAGCGACACCTGCGTATGTTGCTGTGATAACCGACAAAGTTGAATACAACGAAGAGGTGTGGGGGACTCTGGCTCCACTCTATGAAGACACAGACACCAAATATCATATTGTGCAGATGGAGTATACAGCAGAGGATCAATCCCTGATCATCGACGAGGCTTTTGGTCGTGCCCAAAACGGATGGGTTTACATCACAACCGCCGGTGAGTCTGTCCCCAGTGATGTATTGACAAAGATACACAAGTTGGTCAATGTAGAAATGCGGCAACTAGTTCTGGTGGAACCGTATGACAACTTTAATGGAATGATATTTCCCGCCTTTCTGTTTAAATTCTTAAATGGAAATAGAGCCAAGTTGTTTCAGGACGAAACCACTGCCGAGGGTGCTTTTGTGACTAAGCTTCGGGAAGCCGAAGAAAGGACAGAAAACCCGACAGGAGGCATACTTACTTGGGAGGAATTTAATGCTACCTAAAGTTGCAGTTATTTGTGCCAACTATAACTATGGACACTATGTAATTGATGGCATAAAAAGTATAGACAACCAAACCTACTCGGGGCCAATCAAGTTGTTTGTGGTTGACGACGGATCGACGGATGACTCGTGGGAAAGACTGTCTGAGTTCAAAAAAGGCAAGAACGAACATGCGTCCCTTATTGACGAAGAAGACAAATATAACTTCATGCGAATCAAAAATTCGGGAGCTAGTGTAGCGAGAAATGTTGCCATAAAACTCGCTTGGAACTGGGCCGATATGTTCGCTATACTAGATGCAGACGACTCTTATTATCCCACCAAGATTGAAAAACTTGTATCGAAGCTTGTCGAACACGAAGAAATCGGAG